CATAAAGTATAAACCATGCGAGAACGCATGTTGTGTATAAAATACACAGCCATTGAGTGCTTTCTAATATTTAGAACCAGACTCAGATCTGGAAGCCCGTTCAAAAGCAGGCTCGCCATTACATGTGGTAAGCCCCCAACTTCACACATGTGAATGGAGACAAGCTCTTATTTGCATTACTAAATGCGGGGAATGCGAACCCCTGATATTACTACACTATCTAAAACGGTAGAGTAGATGGGTTTGGTGGCACAGTAGCAGTACTCTGAAAGAAATTGCAGAGTGGTGGACCAATATATTGCCCCATCGTGGCATCGTCACCAGCGGCACGACCTAACGCAATGCGTCGTGTAACACCTGTGTTGTTGCGTATGCGTGCACCGTACAAATGATTAGCGAACGTCAAAGCCACACCATACGTACCGGGAGCTGTGGTCTCATTAGACCCAGCTCCTAAACGGTACACATAGTGTGGTATGCGTTGATACTTACCATATGTTGGAACGCGTACGCGAATAGCACCACGCTGCTCAACAATCCAGTGACCACAAACCTCTGTGAGTGACTTGTTGTATAAGGATCCAGGTCCCACCACAGTTTGGTTCCCATCATTAGGAGCAGCAAACACAGTGATTCCAGTAGAGGACGAATCGGGATTGTCAGTAATAAGCGTCCAATCAGTGGAGCCATAAACAAAAGAAAACATCTCTTGCATGCGCCCACACTTGGAGGCATACCATACTGCTTGCGCGTTATTTGCTATAGGTGTAGTACCAGAAATCTGCGGCAAATAATTCTTCCTAAACCAAGGTCCCAACGTCAAATTGATGAATGTGGCATTCGTCTGGTCAAACACATGCCAATCTGGTATCATGGCAAGTTGTTTCACCGAAGTGAACCTTTCACCAATAACATACTGACTAGCATCATTACTATGCTTGACACCACCCGCCTGGAGATAAACACCCGTATTACCTGTGTTGTCGCTCCTAAAATCTGTGGCATCGAGCATGGATGGGCATAACCCTGCGAACTCGAAGCCTGGCAAGGCTTCAACATAGACAAGCATGTCTATAATGTTCGCAGTAGTGGAGGGTGAATTAAGCGGTGAAGCACAATGGACAGTAATAGTCCCTATGCACCCATTCATCAAAGTATATGGGCTCTCATTGATGTATGGTACCTCAAATTCGACCACAGAAGAGTCACGCAGGTCAAACATCTTAGTGTAAGCATTCATAGCAACCCCCCCAACCCCCGCCACTGGTATGTCTTGTGTGTTGGAAATTGGAGAATTCTGTGCCTGGGCGGACCCAGGAACATATGAGATCACCACTCTACCACCATGCATTTTAGATTTACTAAACTGAAAAGTGTACTTGAAACCACCACGCCACATACGGAAATTAGATCCTATGTACATTAAATGTGATGGAGCAAAACAGCTAGTGGTGGTGGTGGCATTCCCAGGAATACCTATATTGCCAGACCCGGCATTATTCCTGAACCACATACAAGAAGGTGACACTATACCAACATAAAGCGTGTCTCCAGCTGCAACAGAAGAAGTAAACTCCTTGCGATAAATCATAGCTGGCTTGGACAAGATATTGTTGAAAGACATCTCATCAACATCACTTCCACCAACATTGCCCACTGCTACTTTGTTAGACTGGAACGGACCAGCAATGAGGGCCGGAGTGGGTAAATCCACATGGCTCTCACCGCCATACCCGATAACAGTCTTTCTCTGCACAATGGTCTCATCAACAGGCTTAGAATAGCCGAATGCTGATGCAACGCCTGCCAAATTACGAGCAAACCACTCAGTTTTACCCATTATAGGCCCCAACCTAGGTACAACCGTCAAGCCTGAGGCCACACTGGCCACAGCAGACAGGCCTCGAGAAACCAGCCCAGACGCATGGGCCTCTGAATCGGCACCAGCTTGTAAAATAACAGAGGTGACCTCAAATGGATAAGCGCCAATAAGTTCAACATCTTCTAACCAGGTGTATATGTTATACCTAGCAGCTCCTTGACTTGCAGCCAACCTAAAGGTTGTAAGCCTGGTCAACGCGAACGTGCCAAAGTTGTTGTTGAAATTGTCCTGCGCACTTGCGTCCACGGGAAAATATTCAACGGCGCATACATAAGGCACTCTTAGCTCAGCTGAAGTTTCCTCGGCCAAATCTAACTTAACGTGTGGCAAGTTAGTGGCAAGATAAGGAAAATTCCCTCTCCTGCCATTACTGGCCGTCGCCAAGCCGTACTGGAAACTAAGTGCGGCTATACCCTGATGAAAAGGAGTGCTTGACACCACAACTTTGAACACTAAAGTGGCTCGAAAGCCCTTTGCACCCTCCATGCGCTGCACGGAAAGGGAGCCAATCAAGTTATTGATGTCAGTAATAGTGGAAAAAGAGGCTATCTCCTGAACGCCGGGTGAAGTGTCAAAAGTGCCACTCCGCCACGCGGCAGGCCTCGACAAATACTTCTTAATATCATGTATGTCGCCATCAGTCATGACGGTACCTCCATTGTACCCGGAGATGGTGGCACACTGTGTAGCTTCACTAACATAGTGTGACTCCTGAGTAATGGACTCCGTCTTATTGGGTACCGAAATACCCTCTATCTCGTCGCAATCTCTAACTTGAGTTGCGTTCCCATTGACCTTGTATTCTATAAGCAATTACATAGTGATGTCCTGCTCATGGATCATCACACGGGTTGGGTCCTCTCATTTTAGGACTGAGTAGTCGTCCTACCACGAAGAACACTGGTAAGCAAGTGGCCGCCAACCATCCATGTACCACTTGCAACTAAAACCATACATCAAAACGAGTAGTGATGTAGGCACGTGCGGCTGACCTGGACTCAAAAGCCAGATCAATATTGTTCCTCGCGCACCATTCTTTAAGTGCAGGAAAATAAGTATCCCACACCTCACGTGGGTGCAATGCCAGTTCACCTAGCAGTACTTCACAATTATTTGTGATGTCCTGCCTAGGATCCTTCTTGTTGCGGTAGTAATAGGGTGTGTACAGAAAACTCTCCTTGGCCAATGGGCCGACCCAATCCAAACATGGAGCACTGCCCACGATATCCATAGTTTCCTCATCACGGAGAAAGCTCCGTTTTAAGAAAGTCACATTGTAGATATCAGTGTATGGTACCAACTTACCGTCTTTAGCACCAGCCGTGTAAGTCAAATCAAACAACTCCTTCATGGCGTGAGCGACAGTCACCTGATTAAAGACATCTTTCACCGAATCATCAACGCCAGTGATGTTATCATCACCAAAAGTGTTAATGAATGCATGTTCCCACATATCCCTGGTGTCACCTGTAAGGTGTATGTAGCACGCAGTAAGTGACAAAAGAGAATACATAGAGTTAACAACGGTGGTCAAGGGATGCCCACTTGGTAGCGACTTGTGCCATTGAACGAGCTGCCCATGGCTTGAAGAATCGCCTGTAATGTGAACGGAATGAATTAAATCGTCCCACAAAACTGCGCGTATCTTATCATCCTCTGGAGTGCCTCCTCTGGCTGCATACCATTTGTTAAACATCAAGTATGCGCATGTGCACCCAAGGCTGCTCGCTTGCGTCAAATCGAGAGAAGTCACCGTCAAAAACGGCTCCACCCTTTGCTGTCAAACGTGATGCTAGCTCACCCCATTGTGTGTAATGGTTTATTCCGGGGGCCATTCCATTCACAATGGGTGTAGCCAACATGGCAGCGTTAAAAGCACCGAAATACATACGAACTGCAATAGTGTAGTCCAATTCAGTACCGGAGATCATACGTGTTTTGACTGCCTCCACCTTCTCTAGTGGTCTTAATTCGTCCTTGAGGAAATCAGTGCACAGGTGAGGCAAGCGAATACCTTGCCTAGCGCTACTGATAATGGCCTCAACGTCCTTACGTACCACATTCAAAGCTGGATTGCTAAAATCTACGTCTCCCTCCTTGCCAAGAAAAGCCACCTTTCCTGGCGTAGATGGTGTGACATGATGCCTGTACTTATACCCAGCACTAGACTTGCGGTTTAACGGCTTAAGCTTCCAGCCCTCAGGTGGGACTATAGCCTCCTCAAAGGATAGCACATCGCGAGGGTAATCCTGGGTCACCTTCATAAGAGGTTTAAATGCAACTTCTGCTGCAATGTCCAAAATAGCTGGATCCTTAACCACCACACTGCTCTGATAGGCTTCCACGGCTCTTGCCATAGGAAACACACGCTCACCATCCTTCATAACTGGATACAACACAGCTGGTGCAACAGGACATGGACCAAAAGGCTCATCATCATGCATGGGCGATGGAATCAATGCGGTCTTAGGCGCAAGGTTCACAGGCTCCTCGAGTGGTCCTAAGTAAGACATCGAACCACCGATGATACCTTTAGCAACTAAACCTGCCTCTAATTCCACAAACTCCTCGTTTGTCACAACACGCATGTGGTCATGAACACTTGGGGTGTCCATTGCCTCAGAGGGCCCCAAGCGGAG